CTACTGGGGACAAAGCACGCAAGATCAAGTTCAAATTTTATTCTTTGAATATAAAACTTATCACGATCAAGTATTTAAAATAAAACAAACACCTGAAGGATTAGAAAAAACATTATCTAAGGATGATACTTTTAATCCACCTACTAGTGATAACTTTAAAAAAGCTTCTAGATCTATTGAGGTTTTATATTCAGGAGCAAAAGTTTTAGGATTAGGTGATAATATGATAGAGTGGAAGTTATGTGAGAACATGACGAGGCCTACAAGTGATACAACTAAGGTTAACATGAATTATATAATAACAGCACCTAGGATGTATCAAGGTAGAATAGAATCTATAGTAAGTAAAACAATAGGTTTTGCAGATATGATTCAACTAACACATTTAAAATTACAACAAGTATTGTCTCGTATAGTTCCAGACGGTGTGTACGTAGATGTTGATGGTTTAGCAGAGGTTGATTTAGGTAATGGTACAAATTATAATGCTTCAGAAGCTTTAAATATGTATTTTCAAACTGGTAGTATTGTAGGTAGATCTATGACACAAGACGGTGAAGGTAATAGAGGTAAAGTACCTATACAAGAATTACAAAGTTCTTCTGGTATATCTAAAATACAATCAATGATACAAACTTATCAGTATTATTTACAAATGATAAGAGATGTTACTGGTCTTAATGAAGCTAGAGATGGTAGTACGCCAGATACTAATGCTTTAGTTGGTTTACAAAAACTAGCTGCAGCTAATTCTAATACCGCAACTAGACATATATTACAATCACTTTCGTATTTAACAGTACGAACTTGTGAAAACATAAGTCTAAGAGTAGCTGATATGTTAAATTTTCCTTTAACAAAAGCATCGTTATTAAGTAGTATAAATACTTTTAATACAAATACACTTAAAGAAATAGATAAACTTCATATGCATGACTTTGGTATATTTTTAGAACTAGAACCAGATGAAGAAGAAAAAGCACAATTAGAAAAAAGTATACAAATAGCATTACAATCAAAAAATATTAATTTAGAAGACGCATTAGATATAAGAGAAATAAACAATCTTAAATTAGCTAATCAAATGCTTAAATTAAAACAAGAAGAAAAAAGAGCAAAAGATCAAGCCGCGCAACAAGCAAATATACAAGCTCAAGCACAGGCTAACGCTCAATCATCTGAAAAAGCTGCAATGGCTGAGGTTCAAAAAGAACAAGCTGTAGCTCAAACTAAAATACAAATTGAGCAAGCTAAGTCTCAAATGGAAATAGCTAGAATGGAACAAGAGGCTACTATTAAAAAAGAGTTAATGGCTGAAGAGTTTAATTATCAAATGCAACTAGCTGAAATGCAAGCTCAAGGTCAAAAACAAAAAGAAGGAAATATTGAAGATCGTAAAGACAAAAGAGTAAAAATACAAGGCACACAACAAAGTGAACTTATAAACCAAAGACAAAATGATACATTACCTACTAATTTTGAATCAGCTGGTAATGACAATTTGGACGGTTTTGGATTAGAGCAATTTAGTCCGCAGTAAATTATTATTAATTTTATATTATATTATGTCAAATACAAAAGAAGAAGTAAAAGAAGAGATAAAAGTAACCGCTGCAGATAAAACACCTACAAAAACAGAAGGTGATTTTAAAATAAAATCTGCAAAAAAAATGAAAAATCTTGGCGATAAAGCTATTACTAAAATTACAAAATTAGATTTAAGCAAAGCACAAGGTGAAATTAAAAAAGAAGAAAAAGATGCCATTCAAGTCGGAGAAACAAAGAAACTGGATGTGGGCAAATCTGCCGAACCTAGCCAAGAAGTGGACAAAGAAGTACGGGTCGAATCCACTAAAGATGCTACTAAAGAGCAAGAAGAAGAAATAGATTCTCCTATACAATTAATAAGTGATGAAGAAAATGACACTGACAAGAGCGGAGTGGCAGGAAGCAATGAAGCTACCACTTCCTTACCAGAACAAAAAGAAATATTACAGGAAACAGAAACACAAAAGTTACCTGAAAATATAGATAAACTAATTAAATTCATGAAAGAAACGGGTGGTAGTATTGAAGACTACAGTCGTTTAAATGCTGATTACACTAATGTAAATGATGAAGCACTACTACATGAATATTACAAAAAAGCTAGACCTCATTTAGATCATGATGAAAGAAACTTTATTATAGAAGATTCTTTTGCATTTGATGAAGAACTAGACGAAGCAAGAGACATTCGAAAGAAAAAACTTGCTTATAAAGAAGAAGTTGCAAAAGCCAAAGGTTATTTGGAAGATATGAAAGGTAAATATTACGACGAAATCAAGTTGAGACCCGGCGTTACCCAAGATCAACAAAAAGCCACTGACTTTTTCAACCGCTACAATGAAGAACAAGACGCAGCTAAGGTTAAACATGATAGGTTTATAGCTAAAACTAAAGAAGTTCTTTCTAATGATTTCAAAGGTTTTGATTTTGAATTAGGAGACAAAAAATTTAGATATGGTATTAAAAACCCTTCAAACGTTGCTGATAAACAAAGTAATATTTCAAATTTTATTGGGAAGTACCTAGATAAAAATGGTGAAATAAATGATCACAAAGGTTATCATAAAGCCCTATATGCAGCACAAAATGTTGATACAATCGCTAATCATTTTTATGAACAAGGCAAAACTGATACAATAAAAAATCAGTTAGCTAAGTCTAAGAATATAAATCTTGAACCAAGGCCAGTGGCCTCAGGAGATGTATTTAAAAATGGTTTTAAAGTAAAAGCAATTAGTGAGCTTGACTCTTCACAATTAAAAATAAGAAAAAAGAAATTTAACTAAAAACTATAAAAATGAGTTTAATACCACAATTTGGTTCAATAGTTCCATCTCAAACACAACAACTGCTAGCTAACGCATATTTAGCATTTGATGGTGCTGCAGGAGGAAACTTTGCACAACAATATCTACCTGAGTTATACGAACAAGAAGTAGAGCGTTATGGAAACAGAACGTTATCAGGATTCTTACGTATGGTAGGGGCAGAAATGCCTATGACATCCGATCAAGTAATTTGGTCAGAACAAAACAGACTTCATGTTGCTTACACTAATTGTGTTAGTAATCAAGGTGCTGCAAATCCAACAATCACAATACCTGTTACTGCTGCTGGTGTTGTACCTGCTGTCGCTAACGTAATTAGCCCAGGTCAAACTATAGTAGTAATGGATAACGCGGGTAACGAAGCAAAATGTTATGTATCTGCAAGTAACACTGGTACAGGCGTTTTAACAGTACAACCTTATTTAACTGCAGGTCTTCCAGCAGCTACAATGGGCGCAACTGTTAAGATATTTGTATACGGTTCAGAATTTGTTAAAGGTGCTGCTACTGCAAATGCAGGTGCTGGTGCTCTAGCAAATAATAATGCTTTACAACCACAAGTAACAATTACTCCTACTTTTACTCAATTTTCTAACTCTCCTATCATTATAAGAAACGTTTACACAATAAACGGATCTGATATGGCTCAAATTGGTTGGGTTGAAGTTGCAACAGAAGATGGAACAACTGGATACTTATGGTATTTAAAAGCTGAATCTGAAACAAGATTACGTTTTGAAGATTATTTAGAAATGGTATGTGTTGAAGGTGAACAAACTGTCGCTGGTTCTGGTGTTGCTGGTTTAGCTGCTGGTCTTGGAGGTACTCAAGGTTTATTTGCTGCAATACAAGCAAGAGGAAATGTTGAAATTGGATTCGCTGGCGCTGCTGGTATTGACGACTTTGATGAGATCCTTAAAAATCTAGATACTCAAGGGGCTATTGAAGAAAATATGCTTTTCTTAAATAGATCAACTTCTTTAGAATTCGATAATATGCTTTCACAAGTATCTATGGGATCTGCTGGAGGTACTGCTTATGGATTATTTGAAAACTCTGAAGAAATGGCATTGAATCTAGGATTCAGTGGTTTCCGTAGAGGTTCTTATGATTTCTATAAGACTGACTGGAAATATTTAAATGATGCTTCTACGCGTGGTGCACAAGCTGGACCATCTTCTATTGAAGGTGTTTTAGTACCTGCTGGAACTTCAACTGTTTATGACCAAATTCTAGGAACAAACATCAGACGACCATTTTTACACGTTAGATATAGAGCTTCTCAAACAGAAGACAGACGTATGAAATCTTGGTTAACTGGTTCTGCTGGTGGTGCGTACACTTCAAATCTTGATGCTATGGAAGTAAACTTCCTATCTGAAAGATGTTTAGTTACACAAGCTGCTAACAACTTTGTTTTATTCCAAGGAATTTAATATTCATGTAGAGATAAGGGTGTCATTTGGCACCCTTACTTTACTTTTTTAATTATTTAATTATATCATATTATGAAAACAAAAACAATATCTCAACCAGAAAGTTGGGAAATAAAAGATAGAACATATTTAGTAAAAGGTATTAATCAACCTTTAACATTAAAAATACCATCAAGACATACAACAAGACATGCTTTGTTATGGTTTGATGAAAAAAGAAATGAGCAAAGAGAAATTAGATATGCTACAAATCAAAATTCACCATTTAAAGATGAACAACAAGGTGAAGCAACACTAGGTCATATAATATTTAAAGATGGTAACTTAACAGTTAGAAAAAACGATCAAGCTTTACAAAAAATATTATCGTTATATCATCCATTAAGAAATATGAAATATGCAGAGCTTAATGTTATAGAGGATGCTAAAGATGAATTAGTAGATTTAGAATTAGAAATTGACGCATTAAACATGGCTAGAAATCTAGAAGTAGACGAAGCAGAAGCAATACTAAGAGTTGAAATGGGATCTAAGGTGTCAGAGATGAGCTCTAAGGAGATCAAAAGAGATTTACTTATGTTTGCTAAAGATAATGCAAGTTTGTTTTTAAATTTAGCTAAAGATGAAAATGTTCATTTAAGAAACTTTGCTATTAAAGCAACAGAAGCAGGTATAATTGAATTAGCTTCAGATCAGAAGACATTCAAATGGTCTGCAAATGGTAAGAAATTAATGACTGTACCTTTTGATGAGCATCCATACGCTGCTATGGCTTCTTTCTTTAAAACAGATGAAGGTTTAGATATTTATAAATCTATAGAGAAAAAACTTTCTTAACATGTAATACTAATAAGGGAGGTGTAATGCCTCCTTTATTATAATAAAAATAACAAATGGCTATAAATGTAAATACAGTATATCAAACTGTTTTACTTATACTAAACAAAGAACAAAGAGGGTATATGACACCCACTGAGTTTAACAGTATAGGTACACAAGTTCAGTTAGAAATATTTGAAAAATACTTTGAAGATATTAATCAACAAATACGCGTGCCTCAGACAGATACAGATTACGCTGATAGAGTTGAAAGTCTTGACGAAAAAATAGCTATATTTAAAACTTTTGGACCAGCTAATTATACTACTATTGGCGGTTTAAGTTATTTTACACTACCTGCTGTAGATTCCTATGGTTCTCAAGCCAGCGTATATAAATTAGGAACTGTACTTTACAACAACGAAACACAGGTGCAAAGAGTTGATAGAACAGATTTTTATCATATAGATAGATCTTTATTAACAAAACCCACAACATCTTTTCCAGTTTATCTATATGAGAATCAATATCTTTATGTTAAACCTACAACAATAATAAGTCTTATAAATGTTGATTATATAAGAAAACCAATAAGTCCTATATGGGGTTTTAGTGTTGGTACTCTTGGTCAATATATATATAATTCAAATAGTTATGATGTTACAAACGAACCAACAGGTTCTTTAAATTTTGAACTTCATAGTTCAGAACAAACAGAACTAATATTAAAAATATTAATTTATGCTGGTATTGTAATAAGAGATCCTAATATAATACAAGCAGCCGCACAACAAGTTGCTAATGATGAAGCAAATAAAAAAAGTTAACGTACTATGGCAACACCTAATGGAGGATTAATAACAGAAACAGATGCGCAATATTACGCAGGTACCCAGGTAATAATAGCGGCAAGCACTACGGTTGATGGTGTTTCTGTAGCTCAAAGTATTTTTAAAGCTACATTTAATACTAATCTTACTTTTGGAAGTAATGACCCTACAAGTCCTGCTTATAATAATAATAACTTTAGATTATATACAAGTGCCTCTGGAGCTAATGGTACTTTTACGGAATATATTTTAGCGTATACTGTTGTTGATGATACTATTACTACCAATGCTACTATAGCTGATGGCACATATGTTGTTATACAATTACTAACTAAAGAAGGTGGTGAGTTTGGAAACAAAGATGCTTTTGGTACGGAAGTTCAAGATAATTATGCTAGTTATTCTTATATAGCTATAAAAGATTTAATTAATAATTTTTTAATTGCTTATGTTGGCGCTGGTAAATTAATATCAAGTGTTCAAAGAACAGATGTTTTGTTTCATACAAAAAGAGCATTACAAGAATTTAGTTATGATACTTTAAGAAGTATTCATTCTCAAGAATTAAATATACCACCTAGTTTAAGTATTCCACTACCTCATGATTATGTAAATTATGTAAATGTATCTTGGATAGATCAAGTAGGTGTAAAACACATAATATATCCTACAACTTTAACTAGTAATCCATATACAAAACCAATACAGGATGCACAGGGTATACCAACACAAAGTAATGATGGTACTAATATAACAGGAACGTCTTTAACTGAAGAAAGATGGGCAGAACAAAACACAGCTGTGTTGCAACAAATAAGAGATGATATTACAGGAAGATTAATTTCTGATGGTTTGTGGGGAATTTATGGAGCTGGTTTATTAGGTTTTGGGCAATTATATGGTCAACAACCTGAATTGGCTCAAATGAATGGCTGGTTTACTATAAATGATAGAGAAGGTAGCATGGCTTTTTCTAGTGATCTAAGTGGAAAATTAATTATACTAGAATATATATCAGATGGTTTATCTTATGATCAAGAAATGAGAGTACCTAAAATGGCTGAAGAAGCAGTTTATGCTTATGTAATGCATGCAATAATAGCGAGTAGAATAAATCAACCAGAATATATTGTACAAAGATTAAGAAGAGAAAAAAGTGCTAAATTAAGAAATGCAAAAATAAGATTATCTAATATTAAATCTAATGAATTTGTACAGATTATGAGAGGTAAATCTAAATGGCTTAAATACTAAATTAAATGGCAGAAGTTAAAAATTCTTTTATTAAGTCCAAGATGAATAAAGACCTGGATGCCAGGTTATTACCAAATGGTGAATATCGTGAAGGAATTAATATACAAGTAAGTAGATCAGAAGGTGCCGACGTGGGAGCTTTAGAAAATGTTTTAGGTAATGATATATTATTAGACTTTACTGCTTTGACAGGTGTAACCGCTTTACAGTCTATTGGTATGTATACTAATGAAACTAGTAATAATATTTATATATTTTTAACTGATTTTACAGATACAAATATTGAAACTATAACTGCTGGTGCTGTTGCACCTAATACTCAAAGAAATTTTAATGCAGCTTCTTTAAATTATTATGAAGGAGCTAATAACTTTATATGTGTATATAACACTATATCTAGAGAAGCAACTATACTTATAAAAGGAGCTTTTTTAAATTTTTCAACAAACAATCCTATACTTTCAGTTAACTTACTAGAAGATTTATTATTTTGGACAGATAACAGAAATCAACCAAGAAGAATAAATATTGAATTTGCTAATAATGATCCAGCTATAACTTCACCAACATATTATGTTAACGAAGATCAAATATCTGTAGCTTCTTATAATCCTCATGAAGCTATTAATTTATATTATTTAAATTCTAATGTTTATAATACTAATGGTGGTCAAGGAACTGTTACAACAACTCAAGCAGCGCCTGGTGTTACTATTACTTTAACCGCCGGTAGTTTAGTTGGTGTAAATCCTAATAAATTAATAGGTGCTGTTGTTACAGGTACTAATATAACTGCTAATTCTAAAATAGTATCATATGCTGGTTCTTTATTAACATTAGATACTGCTACAACGGTTGCTGTTACTGCTGGAACTGTATTAACTTTTAATGAAAACTTAAGCAAAGATGTATATGTAACAAGTATGTTAGATGTAATAAGCTCTAATTTACCTAATGACAATAATATAAATCCAGATTATAATCCTAATTATTCTGGAGATCCAGATTATTTAGAAGATAAATTTGTAAGATTTAGTTATAGATTTAAATTTATTGATGGTGAAGTATCAATTATGTCTCCTTTTACTCAAGCAGCTTTTATTCCAAAACAAGATGGATATTTTTTAGGTGAAGTACCTGCTTTAACGCCTGTAGCAACGCCTTCTGAAATTGGAAACACAACTGATGAACAGTCTGCATATAGAAGTACGGTTGTAGAGTTTATGGAAAATAAAGTAAATCAAATAATACTTAATATTCCACTTCCTACAAATGGAGAAAAACTTCATGCTGATTATAAAGTAGATGGAATTGAAATATTATATAAAGAGTCCGATGCTTTATCTGTTAAAATTGTAGATGTTATTCCTTGGGATGGTGATCAAGGCTTTGGCAGAATGCCTAATCCTAGTTCTCCTGGAAGTTTTCAAAATAGAAATATATCTTCTGTAGATTATAGTTATCAAGGTGTAAAACCTTATAAAACTTTACCAGAAAGTAATTTAGTAAGAGTATATGACAAAGTTCCAGTTAGAGCTTTAACTCAAGAAATTATAGGTAATAGAGTTGTTTATGGTAATTTTCAAAATAAACACACGCCACCTAATGGATTAGAGTTTAACGTAGGTATATTTAATAAATATAATTTTAATATAGGTAGTGTAGGTCAACCTACTGCGGAACCTGAATGGACAACAAGTATTGTAGAATATCCTATGCATACTGTTAAACAAAATAGAAATTATCAAATTGGTATAGTTCTTTCGGATAGATATGGTAGATCATCTACAACTCTATTGTCATCTACAAAATCACAAGGAAGTTCTACTGATGGTGATGATATTACTACTACTTTTCAAGGAGGAACTATATATCATCCATATGCTAAAAACCCAGGAGTAACTACACCTAGTTTAAATAAAGTACATGAATGGCCAGGTGATTCTATAAAAATATTATTTAATCAAGCTATAGGTTTTAATGGTCCTGTAGCCGGATCATCTCCTAATTTAGAAAATTTTTGGCCTGGTTTATATAACGGAAATGCCACTAGTGAAGATTATAATCCTTTAGGATGGTATTCTTATAAAGTTGTAGTTAAACAAAACGAACAAGAATATTATAATGTTTATTTACCGGGTATATTAAATGGTTATCCAGGAGCACCTGCATCCCCTCCAGATCCTTTAAACACTATAAATTTTATAACTTTATTTGGAGACAATATAGATAAAGTTCCGGCTGATGTAACTGGAGTAGGTCCAGATCAAAAACAATATAGAAGTGGAGAACAATTATATGGTAGAGTAACGCCTAAATCATCTGCTGGAACTCCTTCTCCAGCTTTTAATACTCAATTTTATCCTGAAACATTATCAGATACGTCTATAGCTATAGCTAACCAAGATGCTATGTTTAATACAGTTGTTGATTATAAAGATATATATCAAACAGCAACAAATCCTCCTGTTTCTAGAGTTAATCAATCACTTGTGTCAAACCCAATAGGTAGTAATCCTCAGCCTATAGCTACAACCACAGCTTATAATTTTTTATTAGGAGTTTATGAAACAGCACCGGTTGAATCTGTTATAGATATATACTGGGAAACATCAACGTCTGGTCTTATATCAGAATTAAATAATGCTATAAATGAAGAAACAGGTGGTATTGTAGGTTTTACAACAAATCAAGGTGGTACAAAATGGATTTATAATCAATATGAAGATATAACTACTGGAAATTTTGACGCTGTTTCTGGATGGACATTACCATCTATAAATTCAACATATACTCCTGGTGCTGCTCAGCCTTATGCTATCGTACCATTTTTTCCTTATTATGGAGGTGGCGGTAGCCCTGAAACAAATGGAGTTGTTAATACTACTATGACTTTAAATTCTGTAATAGATGGTATTGGAAGAGATAGAACAAGTGAATTTCAGCTGAATAGATTAGCCGGATCCGTTAGTGGACAACCGCAAGATGAATATGCTATAAGTGTAAATTCAAATTTTTATTATGGTGCTAATGCTGACGTTGATGAAACGTACACATTTACTTTTACTGTAACTGATATAATAAATGAAAATTTACAAACTACTTTAACTGCTTTTGGAAGTTTAAGTAATGTTGCTCCATCTTTTACTACATGCCCTGTTTCTCTTAATAATACCCCAGGTGTAGAATTAGTGTATACATATCTTGGCTTTAATGGATCAGCAGATTCATCAAGAAACAAAGAAGATCTTACCTATGAAGTAGTTTCACAAACTCCAGAATCACCAGCATTAACAATAGAAAATGATGCTAACGGTAATGGCGCTCTTAAAGATGCCACTAAATTATTGAATGGATCTATGACTGTAACTGTTTCCATTACTGACGCAGCTGGAGCTACTGCAAGCTGTACTACTTCTCTTAATGGTAGCGTTGGTTATAGAACTCTTCCACTTAATGATGATTTTTACACATCTGGTAGTAAAAGCATAAACGGTTCGCCTTTAATAATAAATAAAGCTTCGGAATCATCAGGATTTTATTGGACTAGTAGTTTAAGTACAAATATAAATGGTGATTCTGTACCTGGTGCAAATGCTTCACCTACTCCTTATCCAGTTAATAGAACACCTGTTGGAGGATTAACACTTCCAGCAACTTTATCAGCAACTGGCGAAGATACAGCAGTTGTTGCTTCTGCCTGTGCCGGTAGATCTTGGGTTAATACAAATAGAACAGCAGCATCAAGCGTATTGAATGATTTTTTAGCTACTAATAACAGAATAGCTGTTTTAGGTGATAAAGCTTATGAAGGATCGTTAACTTTTGGTCAACCAGTAGGTATAACAACTGGTACAGCTTATCTTATTGTAGATTTTGAAGTTTCATTGCTTTCAGGTGTAAGTGTTCAAGATGCTCCCGGTATGATTTGGCCATCTTATTTACAATATAGAGCTGCAGGCACATCTACATGGGAAGATGTTACTGATATAGAAGGTGCACCTGTTGTGTTTGGTCAAACTCAAGTAAATGATTGGGTTGTTTCAAGTGATGCAAGTGGTCCTTTTAATGATACAGGCGTTATTGATGATAGAGGAAAGTCTATATCTACTGTTGTAAATGGAGATTATGATATATTTAATTCTGCAGAAGCATACGTTAAAAATGTTCCGGCTGGATTTGTTAATTCAGTACAACCAATAAAAGCAGTATGTAGACAATTAGTAGTTGTTGGTATGTGTCAAGCATACAGAGATCAAACTACTTTTAATCCTGTTAGTGATGCTCCTGATAAAATAGGTGATTATAGATTAACTATTAGATATCCGGGCGGAAGAAATAAAATAGCAGATATACCATTTTATACTGATGGTGGGGTTAATCCAGCTATGTCTGTTGGTTATTGCCCAATAGCTCCATACGATAATTATGTAAATGCTCAAGCTACTCAACAAGTTAAATTACAGTTTGGTGACTTTTATAATCCATTTCAATTAGGATTTAGACAAAATGAAATATCTTATGCATATAGAGTAGCTCAACAAGGTTTTGTTGATTTATCAGATGCTGAAGTTACAAATCCTGTTAATGTAGTATACGCTAGAGAATGGTCATTTAAATACGTATCACGATTTTATTTAGACTCAAGACTTACTCAAGCATGGGAACCTGGCACGGTTGGTAATAGAGATTATAACGGTCAAAATCAAGATTTTTATTATTCTTTTATGTCTAACGAAAATAATCTTGCAAACGCAATAGATGGTAATGATTATTCTAATGTTGCAAGAGAAAGCTTTTTATCTTATGATGCCGGTGCTAATTGGAATGAGCAAGATAGAAAATGGGTTGGAAAATTTACTCAATTAGGTATAAAAATAAAAGGAACTTGTGTTCCATTACAATACTTAAATGATCAAACCGGTACAGCTCAAGGCTTACCTAATGGCGCTACATTTGGAGGAGGAGAACCTTTTGCTATAATGCCTAATTTTAATGATGGAAATCAAAGAATGTGGATACAGTCAGGTAATGCGCCTACAACAGTTATCGGCATTCAAACTTTAAATTTTATATTTGAAGGAACAACTAGTAGCGCTAGGAATAGAGCTGTAACAGATTCTCAATCATTCGCAAGCCAATTATTAGATAATTTTGATCCTAATGGATCTAATCCTATAAATTCAGGGACTGTAAATTGGTGGAGGCAATTAACTGGTGGAGAAAATCCAGAATATCACTATATGACTGGTATTAGTTTTAATGGTGGGGGTAATCAAAGTTTTTTAACCTGGAATCAAGTTGGTGATTTATGTACAATAGTAATAACTAACTGTACATTGAATACACCTATAGCTAGAAGACCAGCTAATTACTATATAGATAATCCAAATGCGTAGTAATTAAGTCAATAAATAAGTAATAATAAATTATGGCAGCAATAGTAGAAGTTAAATACTTTAACAGCTTTGTTCTTCGCAAAACTTTAGATGGTTCTAATGATGCTTGCTGGAACGGATCTAGAGGAAATAATACTTATCCAGGTAGAGCTGGAGCTGTGCCTATAACTCCTGTTGCTGTAGCTAATGATAATGCTTGGTTTGTAGAAGAAGCAAGAATACGAGGTGGTTTTAATAATACAGATGTTGGTTATGGAGCTAAAGCTTATTTAGTAGAAGATGAACCTAATGGATCCCGCAGAAATAATGCTATGATTTATTCAGGTATATTTAATTCTAGAACAGGTATTAATAATACTAACGTATTTTCTGTAGCAACTGATATAACAAGAGCTATTGATCCGGCTAATGGTAGTATTCAAAAATTGTATGCTGAAGATACTAAACTTATAATTCTTCAAGAAAAAAAATCAAGTTTTTGTCCTATAGATAAAGACGTAATATATACAGCAGAAGGTAATACTGCTCTTACCGCTAGTAATCTTGTTATAGGAACTAATGTTTCTTATGCAGGTAATTTTGGTATAAGTAAAAATCCAGAAAGCTTTGCGGTATATGGTTATAGAAAATATTATACTGATAAAGATAGAAATGCAGTACTTAGATTATCACAAGATGGATTAACAGAAATATCTAATTATGGTATGATTGATTTCTTTAGAGATCAGTTTAGTGTTTTAAATGGTGGTAAGCTAACAGGTATTTGGGATATATACAATAAACAATATGTATTATCTATACAACCTAAAAACGTTAATTCTTTTAAAACACTTTCTTTTGATGAACAAGTTCAGGGATGGACTAGTTTGTACAGCTACAAGCCACAACACGGGTTAAGTTTAAAAAGTAATTATTACACACTAGGACCTAGCTCTATAGCTAATACGGACACCGCTGGCCTTTATCAACAATACATATCTACAGTTCCAAGAGCTCAATTCTATAAAACACAAGGAAAATCAAGTATAGAGTTTATATTTAATCCTAAAGCAAGCATGTCAAAAGTATTTAAAACTATTAACTATGAAGGTAGTAATGGTTGGCAGGTGGATAGTTTTGTATCTGATCTTACAGGTGTAGGTTCTGTTGATACTGATTTTTTAGATTTTGCTACAACAAACACACAAGATACAACAGCTTTAATATATAGTTACAATCAAGGTGCTTATGATAATTATGGCAATGTTGCTCCTGCTGTATTAATACCACCGGTTAATAGAGCTGGTTTTGCTAGAAAAGAAAACAAATACATGTCTAATCTTGTTAATTCGAGCATTGCAACTCCTGGAGAAGTTGTTTTTGGAAACGCTATGACAGGTATAAAAGGATATTTTGCAACAGTTAAAATATCAAACGATACAGTTACAGATCCAGGTGGTACAAAAGAATTATATGCAGCTTCATCTGATTATGTAGAGTCTGCCTATTAAATTATATTGAATGAAATTAAACTTTAGAAGATTAACCCATGAAGATTATGATATATTAATTGATTGGTGGAAATCCTGGCCAGACTGGGTTCCTTTAGCTAGAAATTTATTACCAGAAAACGGAACAGGTGGTATAATGATAGAAAGAAATGGAATTCCAATCGTTGCTGGGTTTTTATACAGTACAAATTCAAAAATAGCTTGGATGGAGTGGATAGTTTCTAATCCAAAAGAAAAAAATAAATCAGAAGCTATAACACTTTTAATATCTTCACTAGAAAAATGGGCTAAAGATGGTAAATTTGAAATAATACTAAGTATAGGTAGAAGTAAAAGCCTTATAGATAAACATAAAAAATTAGGATACACAGTGGATAAAGACCCATCTTACGAAATAACAAAAAATATACAATAATATGGCAGCAATAACAACAGCAGTAGCCGCGGGAATTGGAGCCGCAGCGCAAGTAGCAGGCGGAATAGCAGGTGCCAACGCAGCTGGTAAAGCAGCCAGAAGAGCCGGTTCAGAAAAAGATAGATTAGGTAGACAATTAGAAGAATTGGAGAAAAGTAGACAAGATGTAATAAATCCTTATGAAAACGTTTCTAGTTTAGACGGTATGATTAGCGACACTAGTGGAAACTTAAACAATCCAATGGCTAATTTAGGTGTAGCTACTCAAGCCGCTGAATTTCAAGCTGAGCAAGCTGATATTTCTTTAGCTAATACTTTAGACACTTTACAAGCTAGTGGTGCTTCTGCTGGTGGTGCAACAGCTTTAGCTCAAGCAGCAATAGCAAGTAAAAAAGGTATATCAGCAAGTATAGAACAACAAGAAAAATCAAATGCAGACAAAGCTGCTCAAGGAG